CTAGTCCTCTTCTACCTGAGGCATCTCCGTGCGGGAGCGCTTGAGCTCGAAGAAATACCGGCAATCCCCCGACCTTTCGGTTTGCAATAACCGCAGGTCAAGAGTGTGCCACCCTCGCCACCCTTGCCACCTCTGGCAGGGTTGCCAGCCCGTTTGCGGGATCTTTGCGGGATCGGGCCTGCAATCCAACACACAACAGGACGGGTTGAATGTCAGGGTCGAAAAGTTCCCGATTTCCAGCTTGACCCATAGCGCTCTAGCGCGCTATAATAAAGATACAACTTAAGAGAGGAGGTGAAGCGTTGAGCGAAATTGCACAGATAATAACCGCCATAACAGCGGCCATAATCGCAATCAGCACGGAAGCCCGAAAATGGTACGAAACCATAAAAGGCTCCAAGAAACGCAAAAAGTAAGACCCCGGTTCAGGATGCTCAAACCATTCTGAACCGGGGCTTACCCCCATACTTCCACACCACAGAAAGAAACAGCAATGAAACCACTCGAGTTAGCCGCCACCTACACAATCGGCGCATTCCTGCTCTACGCCTTCACCGGCTACAAATGGACCCTCGCACTCGGCGGCGCCCTCGCACTATCCGCAATCGCACGCCACGTCTACCAACCCGAAAATGCAGCATGAAACCAATCATCACAGACCGCGACACCGGGCGAGAACTCTGGCGAGTAAAAGAATGCGCCGCACACTGCGGAATAAAACCATCAACCTGGACCACCTACGTCGCCCAAGGGCGCACCCCGCAACCCATCGGCCACTTCGATGGCCGCACACCACTATGGGACGCCAATGAGGTAGCCCAATGGCACAACTCCAGGCCCGGCTCCCCCGTTCCCAATCACCCCTAAACGCAGAAAAAGACCCCCACCCCGCTAAGGGTGAGGGTCAATTTATATATCCTGTGCGATTTCTTCCGGCGTGGGCACTTCCTCGCGAGAATCAGGATAATGCAAATGCAGCTGCCGAATATGGTTCACCGCAACCCAGTAGCGACTTTTGAGCTGGTCAATGCGCTCCCTTAGAGTTTCCACCTGGGATTCAAGCGAGCTAATCTTTTCATCCTGCTTATTCAGGTCGGCACGCATTTCCTCCGTGAAAGCTTTCCAGTCCGGTCCAGATTGCTCAATTTGCTTTGTCTCTTTTTGTGAGCGGCCCGCTACCTTTTGCCCATAGACCGTGCCGATGGTCGTAATGAGAGCGACAAGAGCGGCGCTGAGAAGTGAGGCTAGAGACATGCGTCACCTCATTTCAGGAATCTGGATTCGCTCTCTGCCGTAGGCGTACAAGGCCAGAAAAACAACGCCGAGATAATTCAGGGCGCTAACCCAAGCACGCGGAGCTTCTCCCAAGATTGTGCCCATGAGAAAGCTCATCGCCCACGCCGCATGAAGCCCCACAGCAAGCCCCACCGCTGCCGGTAGAAGCTTCGGAAGGAAAGTCGCCACGAGACAAAATGCACCGGCAGCAATCCAAATACTCGCCCACAAGGTAGGGCTTGCCCACCCCTCCAAATAGTGAGCAGGCGTGCGTTCTGGATTAATCAAAGGCGGCACATAGGAAAGCCCACGAATAATAGTGAGCAGAGCGAGGATAGCCAGTCCGGCTTCATCCGACTTGAACCAGGTCTCAATCCTCGTCCGCATCATGCCTCGTTTGTGGTGGGGCCGGTGTAGACCGGCAGACCGGAGGCCACCGGCTCGGTGGCTTCATGCTTGGGCTGGTACTCTACAGCGCTGCGGTAGGCAGAGGCTGCACCGGCGATTTCGAGAATCGCAGGCATAAGCTTTTCAAGCTCTAGCCCACCCGTGCGAGACTGGTCCGGGGCCTTGGGCAGATTAGCTGCTGCGGTACCACCTGTGATGGCTGCACCTGCACCAGCGACAGTACCAAGCAGTAGGGAAAGGTCTCCCATGCCGAGAGCGTTGACTACAACTGCGGCCAGGCCAACGAGTCCGGAGATGACGTAGATGATAAGGCGGGCCCAACCCGCCGGGTTCAACTTAGACTGCATTGCTTTTACTTCTCCTCAATCTTTTTCTCGATACGTGCTAAGTCATGCCGGACAGCTGCGATAGCATCAACGAGGGTGAGGTTCTGGCCTTGGCGGTTCTGTCCGAGCTGCGGCCAGCCCTGCCCTTTGGGGCCGCGTAGCTGCGTCCACACGTCCTGCAACGCTTGGAATTGGGGGCCGAAATAGCCGCTAATCCAGTCAGTAAAGAATTTGGTCGTTAACATGCCGCTACTTCCTTTCTGCGGTGCCGCATGCTTCGGAGCGGCTGGCTTTGCGTCGCCATCGGGATGGTCGTACCAGTAGACAGCGCGGGCCATGAAGGTATCGTGATCTTCGCCGCCGACATTGAGCTGCCACGGGCAGCCGGTGGAGGTGAACTGCGAGTGAGGGAATACGTTTACTCCCCACTTCGGGCGGCCGAGGCCGTAGGCATGGCAAAGCGCGGCGACAAGGTGCGCGCCCTCCTCGATGGTTTGGTCTGAGATTTGCCAGCGGTCAGGACCGGAGATGTTGGCGTGCTCGATACCGATAGAACGGGCATTAATGTCAAGGTTATCGGCGTGCCATGCAGTATCCCAGTCGTTGACGATCTGGCCGATAGTGCCGTCGGCTTCGACTTGATAGTGGGCAGAAGCTTCGCGGCTGTTGTTCCACAGATCTCGGCATCCTTCCGTCGTGAGGCGGACGCCGGCATTGTGGTGGATTACGATGCGGTCGATGGAGCGTGACCGCCCTGGGGTGAAGCGGTGCCCGCCGACCAGAGCGTATTTGTCTGGTTCTAGTGTCTTCCAATCTTTCAATTTTCCCTCCTTTAGGTATGCGAAGACCCCACCGCTTTTGGGCTGATGGGGTCGAATAGGTCTGGCGTCTTATCCGGCGGGTAGCCCTCGAGGGCGGTGTGACCATAGCGGGCGCGGTACGCCCGGCCTTGGTGCTCGTACACCATGCCGTGCATTACAAAAATTCCCGGCTCCCACGTGGTCATGCGAGCTTCTTCCAGCCTGCCGGGTAGGCGTCTGGGCTGTATGCATTCGCATCGATGAGGGATTCGTACACGGCGCCGTTGTAGGTGACCTTGGCGCCCTTGGCGTAGGCATCGTGCGCGCCGGTTGGTTGCTTGAAAGCTTCGGGCTGCTCAACGGGCGGCTCCGGGGCCTGTGTTTCTTCCTCCGATGCCTCCGCCTCTGGCTCCTCGGGCGTCTTTGGGGTGATGCCCTCCCAGATGCGCCCATCAAGGGCTAGGGTGCCTGGCTCCCAGTGATTCAGTCCTGGGTGGGTGGAGCGCACGAGCTTGTCGCCGTAGCGCACAATATCGCCTTCGCGGTACATCATGGAATGATCCGTGCCTGGGTTTACCCATTCCGGCACGTCGCTAATCGTCACCGGTAGCTTCTCTGGGTCGGTCAAAGCATCCGGCAGCGGGAGTTTGCCCGCGTCCTGCAATTCCTTAACCACCTCAGCCTGAGCCTGCTCTACTGCGGGCTGGGCTTGTCGGCGCTGTACCTCGTCATCGAAAATCCAGCGGCGTAGTTCCGCAAAATCAACGCCGTTTAGGGCCTGAATCTGCTTCTTAATATCTTCCATTAATACTCCTTAATTGATGCGTTCCCACGTGCGTGGGTCATTCCACGGGTAGTGATAAAACGACGATTCATGCGTGACCAAGGCACGGTACGTGCCCTCCGCTGCGGCCGCGGGATACTCCCCACGCCCAATAGTCACAATGTCGCCTGCTTGGTAGGTCACACCTAGCTCGAATTTGCCCTTGCCACTACCGTTTTGTGTTGGCGGCTCCGGCTCGGGTTGCGGCGGCGTCACGCTACCCCCCCCCAGTGAGCTTCGGCAACGTCGGGTCAACGCCAAAAAAGTGGATAATTGCGAATCCGTCACCGCCCGCACCGGATGAACGGCCACCAAGAGTGCTGTTAAGCACACCACCGCCACCACCCATTTCCCCAGAGCTGGGGCTTAGTGAATCTCCACGCCCCGCAGTTTGGGGGCGGTAGCGTGAGCCAGGTGCACGGTTCAAATACCGGGCTTCACGCTCCGGCAAGCTATTCCAGCCATCGTCAGTGCCATCGGCTTGACTGACATCACGTATCGGCTCACCACCGCTGGCAGTCCAGGTTGATTGAGCATCCCACCCGTTGAACCGCGTGACGCCGCCAGAGTTACCACCCCCTCCTGGGCTGGTTCTGGCGCTCCCTCCCCCACCTACGATGACGCTAGCGCGCCTACCGGGATTCGATACCAAGTCAACCGTTAGTAATCGCAGCTGCCCATGGCCACCGCCACCAAAACCGTATCTGGATCTCTCGGTACCGTAGGCCCCGCTTGCACCACCCCCGGAAATCAAGATGCTCATAAAAGAAGCCCATTCGGGCACGTCCATGCCCAGGGTGCCGGGCGTGGTTTTGCGCCATTCTTCCACGCGGTTATAGACGAGCTTGTCCCCGGCTAGGAGAGCTCCGATGTGCTTATCGCCGAGGTGTACGGAATCCGGTGTCATCGCGGTAAAAACAGGCACTTTTACACCCCCACGATGTAGAGCGTATTCGGGTCTTTGCTGCTTATCCTGTCGTACTCGGCTTTTGAGCCTGTCCAAAAGTTAGCGCCCCCGCCGCCGGATTCCAGCGCTCCTACGCGGTCGCGTACGCTACTGACCTGCTCATCTACGTATTTCTTATTGGCGACGTGCTCCGCTTTTTGTGGCTCACCGTAGGCCTCTACCCAGCCATCATCGTCCGTGACGACAACATGCTTGCTATGGGGGAACGCTCCAGGGTCACCTATCGTCGAGGTGACGCCTTTGGAGCCGAAAAAGTCAGCGTCTGCCACGTACTCCGCTAGGTGGTCAAGCACCTGGGCCTTATCCTGCTTGCCATCCACCGCGCTATCCACGTATTGCTTAGTCGCGGCGTGATTATCACCAGCAGGGGCAGGTAGTCCACGGAGTTGGTTGTTCCGCATGTCCACGGCGGTTTGGTGCTCGAAAGTATTCCGGTCAGCCTGGAAAAGACCGCGCTGGTTGGTCTTGTCCCATGCGCCGAACTTTCCGGCGGCATTCGTGAAAAACTCATACTCATGCTGGCCGTTCTTCAAAAACAAGGACGTGGAAAAATTGCCCGAGCCATCATGCACCAGCGAGAAATGCTTACCCATCTCCACGCCGTCCTGACCACGCCGCACCACGTCAGATAGCTGCTCTACCTTGGCGTACTGGGAGAAGTCGATACCTTCCACAGTGCCGGGAGGCCCCTGCGGGCCACGCTGGCCTTGCGGGCCAGTCAGGTGTGGGGACTGCCTGCCGTTGACGGTGACCTGGTCACCATCCCAATGGGTGGACTCCGCAATTTCACGTATCTGCTGTGCGGATTCATCGGCACGCCCGGCAGCACTCTGAGCGTCACCAGCAGACGATGCGGCAGCAGTGGCGTGCCCCTCCGCTGTGCTTGCGTGGCCCTGGGCGGCATCGCGGGCTTCCTTAGCCCCGTCCCACGCCGTGCGGGCCTCCGAGCGTGCCCCCTCGGCCCTGCCCGCAGCAGCCTCAGCAGATTCAGCCGAGTATGCCGCAGCACCAGACGATAACGCCGCAGAAGACGCAGACTCACCAGCCTTACCAGCAAACTCCTTAGCCTCCGCAGCAGACGAAGACGCTGCACCAGCATGGCCAGAAGCCGACTCATCATGCTCCCGCGCTGAGTCCAGCGCCTCCATCATCTCCGCAGACAAGCGCTCAATCTCACGCGAGGCAGCCTCGTCCACCACCTGGGCGGCGCGCACCACATTCCGCAAAGACTGCTCGTCGGACTCGCCGACGACGATAGGAATCGTATCCACAGCACGCCCCTGACTAATCAGAGCGAGCACGGCGGGGCCAGGCAGGGCCGTAAACGACACCTCACCGTCCTGGACGGGGAAGCGGTCATTCCCCGTCGTCACCACACCAGTCGTATGGGTACGCACCTCACGAGCGTGCAGCCACACCTCCGACACCTGCGCCGCACGAGACGACACAAACAATAAATTTCCACTCACAGTAGGCATAAAAACCCTCCTTAATCAGGGACAATAATCGCCAAGCCAGCCTTCACCGACTCAAAAGCGCCCACGCGGAATTCCTTTTCGCGTTCCGACGAGCTCAAGAAAATCTGCGACGCAATCGGATAAGCCAAAATCGCATCAACCCAAGCAAAAATAGCCACATTCCCAGACCACGAACCCGACTTTGAGAAGACGATGTTGCCGCGGCTAATCGAAATCGCCCCCAGCGAACTAATACCCCCACCAGACGAAAACGCGATGAATTGCGGCTGACGGCGCTGCACATCCGCGATGACGTTATTCAAACGCCGCGACTGGTCCTCCAGGCGGGACTGATTGGCCTGGATTTCCTGCTGGCGACGGCGATTCGTCTCAATCAGATTCGTATTCGCCTCTTGGCCCTTCTTCAACGCCTCGTCACTACGCCGCAAAGCCTCGTTCGTTTCCTGCTGCACCCTCCACAATTGCGTATTCATCTGCAGGTAAGCGGGGATAAGGCCAGGGGCGGGCTCCTCACCATTACGCCGCAACTGACGATTCAACCCCTCCAACGACGCGAGCAAGTCCCGCTGGTGCTCACCCCCACCAGTCAACACGCCACGCACCGACTCCACATCAGCCCGACGCGCCGACGACTCAGCACTAATAGCCTGCTTGCGGCTACTAGCCTCAGCCTGAATCTTCGCATCCAGACCAGCCAAATCACGCCGGTCATCCACCACAGCCTTATAAATATCCGCATTCTCAGCCAGGCGCGCATCAGCATCAGACACCAATTGTCCACCTACGTGCACAGACCAATCAGTATCCGAGTGGTCCGTGCGCTTCGGCTCAATCCGGGTCACACGCAGCTGCACCACACGCCCCCAAATCTCTACATTTGCGACATCGCCCACGACGAAATCCTCAAAAGGCCGCCACGGCCCGAGACCAGCCAGGCTGATGTCCGACTCGAGGAAAAAATCACCCGAGGTGCGCTGCGCCGCTTCGTCCAGGACGCGTTCCACGTTCGACGCCGGCGTGGCACCCTCGCCCTTGGCGGTAATGTCCACGTCAGCGCGCACGAACCGTCGGAACATCCCACCGACACGCTTACGCGGCCCGAGGCTGGACACGTAGGCGAGCTCATTGCCTGGTGCGGCCACGTCGTACACGTCCTCCAGGTTCACGCCCTCAGGCAGCGTGAGGTTGTATTTCCCGAACGCCGTCGACGCGAGCGACCGCAAAACCGTCACTTGGGCGGAATCAGCCACAAAATACGGCACCGGCATCTAAGCCACCTCCTTGACCGTCATCACGGTCATCGCATGCTCAAAACTCCGATACGACAAAGTGCGAGACGAATCACCCTCGGACGGCGTAATATCCACATCCCGCGGCGCCATGTCGGATGTCGCCTGATTCCAGCACCGCACCGGCGCATCACCAGGCCACCACAAATAAGCACCCAAAATCACGCCAGCGTTCTCAGCCTGCCCACTCACCGTTTCCCACAAGAAACCATCGCGGGCTTCTAGGCTGATTTCTGCCGACGTATCCAACTCCGGCACCTCAACCACGTGGTACGGGTCATCGACCCATTTTGTGCCATCGGGGTCAGCTTGGGTACGCATCGCCGCGTCTAGGGATTCTTGGGCCAGGCGGCGGATGACGAAAGCAGCAGGCCCGTTTTTCCACACAAACATCGGCCTCGTTGCCAGCTCCACGCGTGCCATGTACCTGGTCTTTTTGTACTCCAGGCCAGACTCGTCGGATTCTGCCTCGTAGGGCTCAGCTTTCCACCACGCTGCAGGCCACGACACTGCAGGTACGGTGTGCCACACGTCCATCAGGTTTAGGGCGTTAATCGTGATTTCTGCGGGCACGCCATCATTGGTGGGGTCATTACCAACGGCGTGCACAATCGCCCCGCCGCGGCGCACCACCGTGCCGTTCTTGCCGGGGAATGCCGCGAGCAGCATGTAATCGCCCTCGGCGGTAGGCAGCTGGCCGGACGGGTCGAAATCATCAATCGCCGACGTGAGCAAAAGCTCCGTGACGCGATTGGGGCGCCCATGCTGGTCACGTGCAGGGAATGTCATCTGCAAATCAGCCGCGTCCATCCACTGCTCCGGCGTGTCATGCTCCGACGGCATCGGCAGAGTAAAAAGCGGCGCACCGTCAGCATCACCAATCCCATACCAGCGGCCCTGTGTCCGCACTGTGTGGTTGACGGTCTTTTGCCACGAGTCCCAATCGGTCATGCTCACACCTCACAAAGAATTCAGTTAGAAAAATAAGGGGAGGCGGGGCCACACCTCCACATTCTTTAGGCCCACATTTTTAGCTCCACGGGTCAGCCACACTAATCGTCCACTCAAGCTGAGCGCCCGCGGGTAGCTTCCACACGCCCTCGCCGCCCGGCGGCACGCTTTCGGGAAAAGCGCCGTCCAGGCGGAGATTCATCGGATTCAAATCCACTATTGCTTCCGACTCCACAGCCGGAAGCGTAAAAGTCGCCGTCGATGGGGTTGTGACCACCCCGCCGGCGCCCTCGTAGCGGATTTTTGGCCATACTGGGACATCACCGTGATTCGTCACTGTGACAGTATTAGTGCCGGTCATCAGTGACGATTTCGCAACCCCGGCCGCGCACACCACCGGCACCGACAGCACTTCAGCGGAACGCCGCCTCATGTCTACCGGCACGCCCGGCAATGCCCCGTCAACGACGAGCTCAAACGTCAGCGGCGACAGTGGATTATCCGACTCAATACTGAGCACGCACGGATTATCCCAGTCTGCCGCCGCCCACCCTTGGCGCAAACGCCGGTACACGTCCTCCAGGTCACGACCCTCACGAGCTTTCAGATAAAACTCCAGCTCTGCTTGAATCGGCCCGAAACGACGCGCCCCCGGCAACACACCGGCACCGCCCGGCACCGCAATGTCAGACCGAGACGAGTTGGCTTTCAGCTCCTCCAGCATGCCGTACGGGGCAAGCACCTCAGACTCCCGGTCAGTGCCGGTAAGCCGCCACTTGTCCCCAAAGGGCGTAATCAACATCACGTCCAGCATTGTTTAGACACGCTCCTTTCGACGAGCCGTAGCCACCTCACTAGCCGAGCGCACGATACGGTAATCCGCACTCGTGCCAGCCGTCACCTCAGCCAGCAATTGGTCAATCTGGTCCGCGGTGTACATCTTCGCCCCGTCCAGGTGAATCGTGGTCTCCCGGCGAATTTGGTCACGCACACCCTGGGTGGCGTACTTCTTGTCCAGCTTCCAGTCCACACCAGCCGCGGCCGCAGCATTACTATTAGCCTCAGCCGCCCGCAAATACTCGCCGCGCAATTCCTCATTGCCCTTAGCGAACGCATTCGCCGACTGCTCCAGAGACTTAATCGTATACTCAAGCCCCCGGATGGTGCGCTCAAGCGGATTCGACTTGTCGTACAAGTCCATCTCGGACTTAAAGTCCTCGACTTGCCGTTCGAGCTGCTTTTTCTGGTCACGCGCATCATAAATCGGCTTCAACGCCTCATTGACACGCAGAGCCGTTTCCGCGTCCGCCAGCTGCGGCATCTGTGCACGAAGCACAGCGGTGGGGTCACCACCGCGAGCTGCAGCCCGCGCCATCATCTTCAAAGTGCGGTCCAGGTCGCCACGATTAATGTTCGTGCCGGTCTCCTTGACCACCGCATCCAAAGCGTTCTGCAGGGACTGCAGCTTCGCCTGCTGCCCACGGTACTCATTTGCATGAGACCCACGCGCACCAAGCTTCGCGCCCCACCGGCCGAAAAGGTTTCTGTCCATGGCTTGTTTGACTTCCGCCATTTCAGCCATAATCTTCGCCACCTGCGCAGTACCGGTAGCGTCCACCAGGTCGACGCCGGCGACTTTCGCGGACATGCGAATCAGCCGCTCTTGCGCCGTCAGCAAATCCTGCTGGTTTCGCACGTTTTGGCGTGCAGCAGCAGCCAACGCGGCTTCGGCCTTAATATGCTCCAGGCGAGCAGTAACCTCACCCTTGAGGGCTTCGGCACGCGCCTTTTCGTAGGTGTACAGAGCACTGATAGCCGCATCAGACCATTCCTCCAGCACACCCTGCGACTGCTTCGCCTGGTATGCCATATACGAGTCCCAGTCCTCATGCAGACCCATCAGCTTCAGCTGCGCGATGGTCGCACCGCGCTTAATCTCCGCATCCAACGCCAGGCGGGCCTCAGCCACCTTTAGTGCGCCCTCAGCTTCCGCAATATAGCGGTCATGCTGAGCAAGCATCAGGTTGTATTCTGCTTCCCGCTGCGCATTAGCACCACGCACCAGCGCCTGCTGCAAATTGACCACATTGGTCTCTAGCTCCATGGTGAGCTTCGCGTAATCCGCGATAATCGCCCACCCATCAGCCAAAGCCTTCAACGCATCAAGGCGAGCCTTCCGAATCTTCTCGATAAGCTCCAGCACCCCGCCGACAATTTGCGTAATGATGGAAATACCGACCTTAAGCAGGTCGAGTGCCATACCCAGGGTGATACCGGCAGGACCGGCAAAACCGGCCAAGGCACTAATCGCACCCACTACCTGCTGCAAACCAGCATTAACCGCCGGCATCGGTGCGCCCATGTTAATGAGCTGTGTGGCGAGCTGTTCCGCTTGCGGAATCAGGCCCTTAATCTGCCCCTGCGACAGCAATACGATGTTGTCGAGGTCCATGGCCTGCTTCTTGCGGGCTTCGACGAGCTCCTGTTCCGCCTGGGTCACGGCCTCATTGGCCTTAGTGACCTCGTCGGCGTGCTTCTGAGCATTCTCTTCCGTGCTCTTATCTACCTCCTCGCGGACTTCCTGCAGTTTCTTCTCGGCTTCGGTGACCTTATCGGCGGCCTTTGCGCGGGCATCCTCAGAATCGGCCTTAGCCTTTTCAGCCTTTGCCTCATCGAGTGCCTTTTGCGCATCGTCAATCCGCTTCTGGTCGTCCTCGGACACGCCAGATGGGTTGTCGGCCAGGTCTGCAGCGGCCTTACGCGCCTCCTGCAAGGCCTTTTCCTTATCGGCCAAGTCCTGCACATGGCCGACAGCGCGAGCGCGAGAATCCCACAGCGTGTCCTCCGCGTCGAGAATCTGCGTGATTACCTCCGCGCCCGGCAGGTCCAGACCGAGGTCTAATAGACGACGCACACCCTGACGGGCATTAATCCCCTCAATACTGTGATAATCCCCGGCCTTAGCCATCCAGTCTTGCGCATCATCAACAGCACGAGCAATGACCTCAGTTTGCTGCTTAATTGCAGGTACTAGGTCACCCACGCCGCGAATCATGTCCGAGATACTCGACCACTGAGCCGCCGTAAACACCGGCTCCGGCCGACCAGACTGATTCATCGCCATACCACCATGCGGCAGCCAGCCACCCTGGTCATACAGCTTCGGCAGGTCGACGATACCACCGAGGGCATAGCCACCGGCGCGATTATAGCCATTAGGCAAAGACCCATAAGTGGCCATCGTGTAGTTCATCGATGCACGCAGGTTAGCCTCAGGGTCATAAATATCGTCATAACCTGGGTCCTTATGCGCCTGGAACGTCGGGTCAATGACCTGCATCAGGCCCTTAGATGGCGTGCCTCGCATGGCGTTAGAATCCCAGTCGTTAATCGCATGAGGATTACCGTTGGACTCCTGGTCCATGCGGCGAAGCACCGTATCTGCCAGGCTTACCGGCTGGCCCTTGGCCTTGAGGACAGATTCCACCATTGGGCGCCACTGCTCCACACCGGCGCTACCGTTGTATTCCACCTCCTTTTCACCGGCCTTGCCAGTGATGAACTCCCACGCCGAGCTAACCAATTTCTTGGCCATTGCGCCCGGGAGCTTGCCCCACTCGCCGAATTTCTCGGCTCCGGGGAAATCACCAATCTTGTCGACGAACTTATCCCAGAGGCCCTTGACCACGCTGATTAGGCTCCAGCCACCTCCGCCTGCGCCGGGGACGTCATCGAGGACGATGTCGTCACCGTCGAAGCGGATTGGCGAGTGCGTCGCCCAGTGCACGTGGTTGGTGTGGTCCGCGTTGGTGCCAGCACCAAAGTTGATTTCCGCGCCGTCGCTCAAGTTCTGCCACCCGTCCAGCGGGTAGTGAATGAGCTCGGCAGAATTGTGGAAATTCTTGTAGATAGCCCGCGCCAAAGCTTTCGACCCTGGGGTCGGCATCTGCGTTGCATACTGGCCATCGCCAGCCTGCCAGTCCGTTGCCTTTTGCGACGCGAAATCGTGATACGACCCTGGCTCACTACGAGACGCCGACGTCAGGGTGAACAGGCCCGGGAAGAACTTCGACACGAACTTTGCTTGCGCCGCCTGGACAGGCGACAGGGCGCCCGCAATGTTGGTGAATCCTCCCCCGGCGAAGTTGCCGAGGTCGATGATGCCGCCGTTCGCGAAGTGCGAATGCTCGAGGCGCTTGCGCACCCCGTTCACTCCACCTTGGCGGGCGGTGCGGTTGACGTTGTCGACCCAGTCTTTACCGAGGGCGCGGGTGGCTTCCGGTCGCAAAATAGCCTCACCACCGGACAGGCCAATCCGCATTCCCGTACGCGGGTCCACGAAATTGTACGGGTCCCGGCCCGGGGTGTAGCCCGGCAGAATACCGCCCGAGGCGAACTTAATTTCTTTCAGCTCGTCCAGGCCCACATGCGTGGCAACTGCGTTCCACGCCCGGCGAATGCCGTTGTTGTAGACGGTGTTGACGACGAACTCCACTGGTTTGCGGGTCTTGTCGCGAATATCGTCCCAAATGCGGCCGATATTATCGACAGTCTGCCTAAACCAATCTTTGACGGTGTCCAGACCGGATTTCAGCGGACTGAACACATTCTGGTCAATCCACACCCAGCCCTTGTGCAGCTGGTCTCCCATCCAGTCCCACTTTTCGGCAATCCACGTCACGACGTCCAAGAAATTCTGCCAGAGATTCTTATAGCCGTCGATGGCGCGCAAAATGACGTTCTGGTAAACCCAGTTCCACACGTCGGACAGCCGGTCCGCCATCCACTGCCACTTCTCAGCAATCCAGTTGATGACCTGCTGGACGTTATCCCACAGCATCTTGAGGGCATCAACGTAAAACATAATTACGTTGTCGTAAATCCAATTTACGATAGTAGACAGCGTATCCGCCATCCACTGCCATTTTTCGCCAATCCAACCAAGCGCATCTTGGATGGCGGGCCACAGGGTATTCTGGAAAAAGTCCACCATGGGGCGTAGAACGTTGTCGCGAATCCAGCCCCACACGGCAGAGAACGTATCCGACAGGGCCTTCCAGGCGTCACCAATCCAGGTAAATACCTGCTGCAGCCCAGGCCACAGCACGTTGGTGGCAAAGTCCACGAGGGCCTGGAACACGGGCCGGACAATGTTATCCCACGCCCACGACAATCCGTCCCAGACGCTAGTCAGCAGCTCACCAAGCATGGTGAACACGGACTGCATGACGGGCCAGAAATTATCCTTGATGTAGCCCAGGAACTCGAAAATTTTGTCCCAGACCGCAGTAAATACGCTAAAGACGGTCTCGGCCCACCAGGTGAAAGCCGAGATGACTTTTTCGATGATGACCTGGGCGATTTCCTGGATTGTCTCGATGATGGGAGACATGGCTTCCCGCGCCTCGCCGAATTTCTCGACCGCGCTATCCCACAGGCCCTTAGCCCAGTCGAAGAAGCCGGACATCTTCTCCTTGACCGCGTCCCAGCCGGACTTGAGTACGTCCATGAATTGGGACCAGATTTCCTTACCGGTCTCGGTCTTGGTGAAAAACCACGTCAGACCGGCCACCAGGGCGGCAATCGCAGAAATCACTAGGAAAATAGCGTTTGCCTTCAAAGCTTTGTTAAAGAGCTTCGTCTCAGCCGTAGCCAGCTTCGTCACCGTTTTATACAGGCTCATCGCCCCATTCCAGGCTTTCACCGCGACGACTGCGGCAGCCATAGAGCCTGCAAAAGTGCCCAAAGCGACACCCAAAGGTGTTAGCCAGTCACTGTTCTTCTGTACCCACTCGCCAAAGTTTTTAAATGCCGGGATGAGACTATCGGTAACCCACTTAGCCAAGGATGCGAATTTTTCCGCGACGACGTCCAAAGCAGGCCCAAGACTTTTGTATAGTTCTGTCGCTACTGGCTCCAAAGCAACCATAACCTGGGTCTTGAACTGGTCCCACTTTTCGCCAAAATCGGCGGTCTCTTCAGCCAGATCGCCGATAGTGTCCGACGTGGCACCCGTGGCACCCATGAAATCCTCTACGGACAGGGTTCCAGTTTTCACCGCATCCACAAATTGGGCGGCGCCGCGAGTGCCGAAAATACCCGCAGCCATATCAATGGCCGCTGCTTCATCACCAGCGTTAATGAAATCTTCAATAGACCCAATAGTTTCTTTCAATGCTTCCGGCGCGTCACGGCCCTCAGCCGCAAACTCCGCCAAAGCACGCTGCATCGACTGCAGCGTCTTATCCGCATCCAAGCCAGCCTTATCCATCTGACCAACCAAGGCCGCAGAATCAGCCATCGAAAAGCCGAAACCACGCAGCGACGGGCCCGCCTTTACCGCAGAATTCGACAGCTCAGTAATCGTCAACCCCGTGGCCTGGGAAATCTGGAACAGCTCATCCAAAGCGTCCGGCATGTCCTTAGCTTCAACACCGAAACCGCTCATCGCCTTAGATACTTCATTAATGTCCGCATCGACACCCAAATTCTGCAGCTGCAGGAATTGGGACGTCATCTTTTCCAGCGGCTCCCCGGTCAGCCCAAGGCGCGTATTCAAATCAGCCAGAGTGGTACCAATAGCACCCATATCAGAGCCGACGCCAATAGATTCCGTGGCGACGTTGCGCATTGATTCTTTAAGGTCATCGAAAGCTTGACCAGATGCACCCGTACCCACGCGGATACTATCGTATGCGTCATCAAATTGAGAGCCCATATCGAAAAGGGCTTTACCTGCAACGACAGCGCCGCCAGCTAACGCGGTGAACCCAGCTGCTGCCTTAAGCTGCCAATTCTCCAGCAACTCAGACTGAGCCGCCGCATCACCAGCCGCATCACCAGCCTCACGCATAGCGCCGGCCGATTCCTTCGCGCCATTAGCGTTCTCTTTTTGAGCATCACCCAGCTTGCCCAAAGTTGCATTCAAATCATCAAGCTGGTTCTTGTGCTTTTCTTCCGCGACGCGAGTATCAATCTCCGCCTGCTCCAGCTTTTCCGTCTCACCAATTAGGCGTGCTTTCGCCTCCTTGACCTTGGCGAGCTCAGAAAGGCCCTTATCGCCGCTTTCCAGAGCAGTCTGGTACTTTTCTTCCGCGTCCTGCAACTTCAGGGTAGCGGCCTCAACCTTTTCTTTCTGTGCCGCCTGCTTCGACGCGGACTTCTCGTAGGCGCGGTCCAGGTCCTGCAGCTTCGACGACGATGCCCGCACCTGCCGTTCGAGGTTTTCAACACTGCTGCCCAGCCCGTCACTGATTGCCTTACCGGCGGCCTCACCCGACTTTTTCGCGGGCTTCTCCAGGCGCTCAGAAAACTCCTTGGACATCCCACGAAAAGTTGGCACGACGGGGACGGATACGAATCCAGCAGCCATTTCAAAACCTCAATTTCCCCCACCTACGTGGGCTCTAATTCCTCCAGCATCCGCAGCGACTCCGACTGCGAAGATTCAAACGACCGGCCACTACCATCAGACAGCACACGCCGGCGGTCTTGGGTCATGCGCTCACGCTTCTGCGCGGCGATACGCGCCTGCTCAGCCTCTTGCTCCAAATCAGTAGGCGACTTAATAAATGAATGCTCAAACCCCTGGTCCATGAAGCTGGTGTGGAATAGCACGGCCGCAAGGCCTGCTTTATCAATCGGCTTCACGTCGAAACGCTTCGCGCCCACACGTGTTTCCGGCCGGTCCAGCAAATCTTGATACAGCGCCACTACCCGGCGCGTGGACAGGGGGCCTTCGGGGTCAAGCCAGTCACGAATATCCACCCCAATACGCAAAAGGTCCACCTCAAGCAGGTCAGCATCTTCGAGGGCGTGGGTGGCCAGTGCCAGCTTGAAAATACTCAGCCCCACCGCCTCCAGATACGCGACAAGCTGGTCATCGACCCCACCGTTAATCATCGCCGTGGTCATGGACTTTATCCGCGAGTCATCATCCATGAGCCACCACAGTAGGCGCGGGTTAACCAGTAATTCTGGTAGGTCGTCGTGGCCGAGCCACATGGGGTCACGCCGCGCCGTAAAGCGCCGGCGACCGCACGTAAACTCCACCCAGCTGCCCGGCTCATCGTCCAAAATCAGCCGGGCGGACATTACTTCTTATACTTCTCAGACTCGGGCAGCTCATCCGCACGCCGAACAATTGGGGCGATTACCTCACGCAAGTCCTTTTGCGTCGCGCCAACCCAATCCAGAAGCTTACGAGTCTTCTCGGGCAATTTCGCCATAAGCATTCCGCCAACGTTGCCTTCAGCAACCAAAGAAGCAAAAGACGCAGGCAGGTCGTCATTATCTAAAAGGACGCTGACATCGACCAGCGCACCGTTGGTAAGCTCCACGTCCTTTTCGGTGTAGATACGATTTTCGACGGTCCCCTTAACTTCGGGCGCCGGGTCGAGGACCTCAACCTCATCGTTCTTCTTGGTGGTGTTTTTCTTTGCCGTGGCCATGGTGATTCCTCCTATGGAATTGAATAAAGCCCCGCACTTTACGGGGCTTAAAAGTGGTGGTGATTCCTCGACCTTGGAAGTCTGTGTTAGGGCCTTGCGCGGAATCACCACAACAAAGACGCAAGGCCCATCAGCTAGCTACATCTCGCCGCCGAGGTCGCCGGACTCTTCCTCAGAATCTGGCAAGCCGCCAGCTTCCTCTTCCTCAGAGCCCACGCCCGGGCCGCGAGGCTCATCGCTCGGGCGAACACCCTCAGCAGAGCCCTCAGCGACCTCACCCGTCTCCGGATCCTTGTACTCGTACAGGTTGACGTGGTCGGACTTGTCTTCCGCCACGACCATTGCGGTCAGGCCACTGGACGAAGCCTGCGGGTGGAACGCAGTACCGGCCTCAATCTGCTCCTTGACGTCAGCGACGTCCTTAAAGACCTTTTCCTCCACGCGAACCACGGAGCCATCCTCTCCGACGATGTAGAAACGCTCCTCGTAGTAGCGCTCATCGTCACCATTGTTGAACGTAATCTGAACCGGGCGAGCCTGCGGGTCCTTAGCGGTCGCACGCTCATTGACCACAAGGTCAGCCTTTTCACGAGACACCCAAATACGCACCAGGCCAGAGGTGAACTTGTGCACGAAAGCGATGTATGCCTTTGCTACCTGGTCAGAGTGCTTGCCGTAGGTGGTGCCGTCCTGCACAACCGCGCCCGGGTTTTCGATGTAGCGCATGACCGGCGAGCCAGCGATACCGTCCACCGCGGCGGTAATAGCGCCGGAAGTGTAGGAAGTGGAGGACTGTCCACCGGTCAGGTTGGTGGTGTTGGACGAGACCTCACGGGTGTGGGAGTGCTGGGAGTCGGTGGGCTCCAGGCCGAGGGATTCCCACTCGCCGACGAAAGCACCGGTCTTCTTGTCAATGATTGGAGTGTCGGAAAAGTTGACGAGAACTTCGCGGTCTTCCAGGACGCGCAGGTCAAGGCCAACGCTACGATTCTTAGCCATTACTATCCCCTTTCAAAAGGACATAAATAGAACTTATGACCACCCCATACAAGGTGGCCAATGGAAAAATGTGTGATTACTGCGCCGACGGGGTGAAAAACATCTTCGCGATACCGACCGACAAAGACATCGTCGACACAAACCCCGTCGGCTGATACGACGGACCAGACCCGAAAAAACGCGAGCTGGACCGGGACACACCCAGCCCGATACCCGTCATTCCTTGGGTTAAAGCTGTGTACAAGTTGCGACCGAGACGGCGTACCATCTTGTGGTCAGGCCCGTACACGCTAATTTTGACGAGGTCACGCGAATGCGCCACCCCGTCCACCTCTGCCGTATCCCCACCAACCACGACGGCCATGCCGTCGGTGTGGCAGTTATATCCATCCGGCAGGAAGTGAAGATGAACCATGTCATGGTCCGCTTCCGGGATGAGTCTTAGAACGTGCTTGTGTACCAGCGCGGGCGGGTCAGGAGTTACCCCGAAATCAGGAAGCATCCTTCACCGCCTTAGTGATGAAACCGTCCTTGGCCTGCTTAGCGACAGCGCCAGGGTGGCGTACCGTCACCACCTGCGTAGGGCGGTTCGTTCCACGGGTAGCGTGGGTGATTTTCACGACCTCACCGCTGTCATCATCGAGGAAGGCACGGTCACGCTCGGACATCTCATTGACTTCGGGCCAGCGAAGTTCAATGTACTTTTTCACCTGCTCCGCCTTCTTACGAGGCGCTGCCTTCACCTGCGGCGTGGCAGCCATCTGCTTGAAGAGCTCGTGATAGTTAAGCGACACCGTCACTGACCTCCCCACGCTCCACAATGAATACAACCTTCGGCTGGTGCCACGACACCACAGGACGCCTACCTACGCTGTAATCAAACGAGCGGCGCTGCTGCACCGTATAGTCCTCGCCACGAATGGTGACCGTATCCCCATCGGCCACCACCGTGCCCGGTGGGGCTAGCACCTGCAGCTTCGTAATATCCCCATGGGTAAAACCATCGCCTTTAACGACCTGGTCACCCGCGGGGGACACTACACAGTGCTCAATCACTTTTCCCGGCGCGTACTGCGGGCGTCCACGATGGTCACGCCCCACCATGCCACCTTTCACAGTGACAGGCTCACCAGACTGGTCAGGTCGCATCATCGGTACCACCTGCCCTCGGCGAACTCCGCACCGTGGTGGTGGTCGCGGCGCCGTTGCCCGAACGGGATAACCTGCCCGCCGCGCCCCATCGGCATACCGCCGGCTAACAGGCCAAGAAGTGCAAGGATCTCATCATCAATCCCCACGCCGCCCCACTGGATGCCAATGCCCTGCGAGTATGAGATGGAATCCGACTGCGGACCGGTCGTAGATGATACGGACGCACGCCCGATGTCCTCACCGATGAGTACGGCTTTGGACACCATGACAAGCACCGCTTGCTTCACCGCGGTGGAAAGCCACGGTTTAGCAGCAATTTCTGCTTCCAGGTCTCGTCCGCGGCGACCGAACTCCATGTCGATGAGATCAACCGCACGTTTGATGAGTTTTCCCATGCGGGTGGTTTCATCGTCGGTGAGTGTGCGCGGCAGGATGCCGGCCACGTCGTTGGTGGTGATGGTAATCATCTCCGGCCTCCTTTCCTCGCCCGGCTAGGCGTTGACAACCTTGGTGATGAATCCGACGATTTCCGGCTTCTTGGTAAACCCGGTCAACTTAATGCTGTTGACGCGGGCGTATTCCTTCCATTCCGCAGTCGGCGCGGTCTTCTTTGGCAAAGGTGGGTAATCCCCACCAGACGTGGCGTCTGGCTCTAGGGTTTCCTCCTCTACTGATTCAACCTCGACAGCAGCAGGCGCTGGAGTCTCTGCAGGAGTCGGGTCAGCGACAACCCCCATCTCGCGAAGCTTGTCCATATCTGCAGCATCAACCTCGATGGTCTCGCCAGAACGGTGAACGATCGTCGACCCAATGGGATAGCGCGCCGCCTTAGCTAGCAATACCTGCGGCATGCTCACCTCCTTTAAATAGCGCCAGTGATCTTCACAGCGGCCTTAGGTGCACGCACCACCAGGCTGCGGAAGTGAACATAGTCGGAGCGCCAGGACAGGCGTGGGCCACCGATACCGGACTGGCCACCCTCCTCGTACCAGTCAGAGAACAGCGGTTCACCAGTCTGGAAACGAGTGCCCAGGCCACCGGTCAGGGTGTCGGAGATGACGTAGGTTTCGCCGTCCTTCATGCCCTCATCAACGATGAGATTGAACTGCTCACCGATGAGGGGCTGCTGGCCCAGCGGGGTAAAGCGTGGGTCAGCGTGAGCCATGTCTCCCGTGTAGAGGTCAGTGACCTGCTTATTACGCTTCAACGCGTTGATAGTACGGCGGTTACCCAGCACGTACTTGCCGGAGTAGCCGAAGCGCTTACCGTTGTCGTCAACAGTGCCAGCGAGGAGGTCGTCAGCGGCGTAGAGGTCATCCATGGCCTTAGCCTCAGCGGTATTCCACTTTGCATCGACCGGCAGTTCTTCCACATTGGCGCCTGCCAGTGCGGCGATAGCCTCGCGGCCATTACGGCGACGAATTTCCGCAGCACGGCCCACGAGCTCGCGCTGGATAGCGGAGCCGGTGCCGAAGTTGCGCTGCTGGTAGGACACGCGCAGGCCAATACCAACTGGGGTGAGGTCGGTGTAGCGACGCTCTCCGCGCAGCGGGTCACCAACAGGAATTTCGGCGAACTCGGCGACCTTCTGGACTTCCTCTTCCAGGCCAGCCGCGGTATCGAGGTTGTAGCCGACGGTCAGCTCACCGACGTTGAACGGGTCGAACAGCAGGTCGTAGAACTGCTCGCCCTCCATCAGCTCAGTGATAGCTGCCTCGATGAGTTCAGAGGAGGTCAGAATGTCCTTGACAGAGAGGTCTGCAAGGTCATCGAAATAAGAGTTAGAAGTGCTCATTTAACGCGCCTCCTTTAGGCTGCTACGGCCGATGCCGCGGCATGCGGCAGGCCGTTGAGTACGGTCAGGGTCTTGTTGTTCTCGGTGGCGCGAACAGCGACGCCTACCTGCACGGTGCCGGACGCGGAGACCTTGCCATCAGCGGCGGCATACACTGCGGCGCCGGCCTTGATGGTGTCGGTGGTCTCGAGCTTCACAGCAGCAACACCGTAGTGAACTGCGAGTTCCGGTGCGCCGGCTGCTTCTGGGGCCAGGCGGCCCTTCTCAGTGACGGCGCCGAAGATTGCGCCATCAGCAGCGGCGTGGGCGATCTTGCCCTCATCGTTAACTGTCACGAGTCGGAATTGCTCAACTTCGGAGGCAATCGGGAAAGTGATCGGCCCCTGGCGGAAAGTTGGGTTAGACATACTTCGTCTCCTTCTTCTTATTCTTACGGTTGGCCGCTGCCTTAGCGCGCATGCGCTCAAGGGTGGTCATGTTATCCATGTCACCGGAGTGGCCAAGCTCAGCCACCGGCACAGCCTTATTCTTCGGGAGTGCACCCCAAAGGCGCTCGGCGGCGACTGGGTCTGCCTTGTAAGCCGCTAGTGCCTCACCGCGGTGTGCAGCGGAGTAGCGACCATCGCGGATGTGTCCGTCAATCTTTGCCTCAAGCTCGCGTGCCTTGTCGGCTTCGAGCTGCGCGGCGTACATTGCACGGTCCGCCACGTACTCATCCCAGACAGCCTTAGGCACAGTCACCACAGCGTTCGCTGGTGCTTCCGCCGGAACATCACCAGCAGGCGCCTCGCCCTCATCCTCGCCATCGTCGGAGAGGGAGCGAACCTTGAAGCTCACCGGAACATCAGTCGTGTCGTTAACCTTCACGGTGGCTTCAACAACGTCACCAACCTCAACGCCGACCGGTGCCTTAGCTGTCACCACACCAGTCGCCTCGTCAACAGTGAAGTCCCAACCCTCAGGCACCGTGCCCGGCGCGAATGCCAAGCCCAGTCCGGTAGCGTCCATCGCCGCGTTCTGCGGTGCTGCTGGTGCTTCCTCGTCACCTGCAGCCGGCGTATCGCCGATGGTTGGTTCAACCGTTACTCGTTCGGTTGGTGCGATTGCGGTCTCATCCGGGTAAGTGACCTCGACTTCGCCGGAGACTGTTACGGTCTCATTAAAAAAGCCGGAGAGTGCGCGCTGCACATCCTCCGGCGTTTTACCCAGCTCCTTAGCGAGCTGATTAAGAATACCCACAGTATCCCCTTTCTCTTGATTTGTTTCTGGCACCGATTCCGGCCGGCTACCAAGTGTCGGCGGCGGCGCCGCAGACCGGGACGAATATTTATACGACGCCATTACCCGCGCACGCCCAAGCGTCGCTGCAGGAGTACTAGACTTCGCATCCTCGATAGCGTCCACCAGCCCCGCGTCAAGTGCTTCCTGCGCGCTAAACCAGGTTTCAGCTTCCATACGCTCAAGCCACTGTTCGGTGGTGCCGCCGGTACGCTCCGCGTAAATCGCTGCGAGCTTTGCGTCCTGGCGTTCGAGGTCAGCAATCGTCTTCGATAGGTCAGTCGAATTGCCCATCTGCATGGTCCACGCCCGGTGCACCATGATTTCCGCGTTAGGTCGAGCAACAACGCGGCCTCCGGCGCCCGCGGCGATGAACGACGCGGCAGACGCTGCCAAAGATTCAATGAAGATTGATACGTCGCCCTCGTATCCGCGCAGTGCGTTGAGGATTGCGATTCCTTCGTACACGTCGCCGCCGCCGCTGTTTAGGCGTACGGTGACAGGTTCGCCGCCTGCCTGTGAGAGTTCATCAATGACTTGGCGGGCGACAATGTCAAAGCCGACTTCGCCGTACATCAAAATGTCATTCAACTTCCCCACCCCGTTTCGCTATGTCGCGCAACAACGCCGTAACCTGGTTTTTCGTGAAAACAGCGCGCTCTTTAACAGCAACCGGTGCTTCACTCTCCCCCTCTGATTCAGGGGTTAAGGTCACGCCCATTTCTTCCTCCGCTTCACGAAGCTTCTTCTTCGCCCTAAGCGCGTCAAAAAGGTCACGCGGCGCGGGGATACGGAACGTTGAGCGAACCCAACCCTCAAGGTTTGGTTCCTTCGTCAGCACGCCCTGAGCCGCCAGCTGGGAAATATCACCCGGCGTCAGGTCCTTCTGAACCTGAATACGCGTTGAGGTAACCAGCGGCAGCGTCCCGTCATACTCCGGGAAATTCAACGCCACCAAACGCTCCACGATGTACTTCGTAGCCACGTCGGCCACCAGTTCCACGTGTGACTGTTCACCCTGGATAAACTCGCCAAGCTGAACGTTTGCCAGGGCGTACGAGCCGCCCGCGCCGGTCAGGTTCAAATGGGTTGCGTTGCAGGCAATGGCGATCTGGTTGGAGTGGTACTCCATCGACGCCGGAATATCCGGCAACGAACCAGACACGCCCTCGACGGGCATATCCGCGCCCGGCGGCAGCGAGTAGCCGGCGACTTCGCCCGCGGCATAAGACTCGGCAAGCTCCTGGCCGCGCGCAATCTCCTCTTGCACCTGCGAACGATCCGTAAGCTGCGACGCCTTGTATTTTGCAATGCCCATGCCGTTTCGCTGCAAAACGAGACTGTTGAGTCGCTGCAGTTTCATCAACTCAAGCCAATTATCCCGCGCTGGTTCAAACACACTCGAGCCTTGCCACGTATCATCACGTCGACCACTGCGATACACCACGAGACGCTCAACCGGGATAAACACCTCACCCCGGCCCTTCACACCGCGCTGTGTGATTCCTTCAAGGCCGCCGTCGGTGGCAACGTGAATCTTGCGGATAGACAGGTTCGGACGCGGGGCAAGCTTACGCAGGTGCACCAGCCCATCCGGGCCGTACTCGTAGACCTGCTCAAAAAATGCCACACCGGTAAAAATCGAGTCCAAAGCCACGCGCAGATGCTCCGCCCAAGACACACGCCCAGCACGCTGCGCAGCAATGCCCTCCTCACCCTTCACAGGCAAAGACAAATCACCAGAAACAAGATCAACAATGTGCTTAGGCGCGCCATTCGGGTCAATACTCCACGTAGCCTGCTCAATAGGCTTACGGATAGCGTTCTCGACCTGGGCAACCTTTGCCGTAGAACGCATCTCCAGCAATTCCATCTGGCGCGTATCCCACTGCTTCGGCAAATTATCGTTCGTCCGCACTCTCCACGCCGGCACAGACGCATGACCAACCTCAGAAACCATCTGCTTCTCAGGCAACAAGAACACCTCCAATCAACTTCTTACGTTTAAACATCGGGAACGAATCAAGCGGATTCACCGGCTTCGACTCCACAGCCTTACGCTGACCAGACTCAACCCCCGCCAGCCACGTAGCCAGCCCCCAAGCCGCAAACGTCGCCGCAACAAGCTCAGAAACATCACCGGAATAACGGTCAATCGCCGGATACTTACCATCCTTAGACTTCCGCTCCACCGCCTGCTGTAACTGCGACTCCCACAAATCAGAACCATCATGGGAGACAACACCATCAACCACACCCTGGCGAAGCTCGCGGAACGCCAACGACACCTGCCCACCATTTAAAAGCACCGGCTCAATGCCAGCCTGCAGCAACTGCGCGACCATCACCGCGCCCGGCGCGCCCTTATCCAACAGCACCGCCGCCGGGTCGTACTTATCAACAAACCAACGAATTAACTCAACAGCAGAAGTAACCTCAAACGACTTCCCCACCGAATGAGCCACCAAATGCACACCACGTAGAGTCTGCCCAGCAGCTACAAACGCCACAGTCGACGAATCAGGGGATACCTCCACGCCAAGCACGCACTCCCCCACGCGCACATCCCGCGTGACAGCAAGCTCACGCCAACGCTCAAGCGGGAAAACATACTCATGCTGGGACGCGCCACGCAGATCAAACCACAACCCCCAGCCCAACATCTCAACGTCAAACCCGTTATCAGTGAGCTTGGAGCGCATCGAGCGCATCTTCTTGCCGTCCACGAGCTTCGGGAAACCGTAGGACGGGTTAGCCAGCTTATGAGTCAACGGGTCATCACGACCCATGCCCTCGGGCGCGGCAAACTCAGCGAACAGCATGCCCTCGTTATCCCCGTGCAAAGCTTGGTCACGAATCTTCGACAATTCCTCACCCTTCGGGTGATTGAACCTGTTGACGGCCGATGAGGTGTACACAGTCTGCGGGTCCTCAGCCGCCAACTGCGTCGGCGCGACAGCCTCCAACTCGCCAGACTCAAGGTTGTAAGCCTCGTCCAGGAGCAAAAGGTCAATCTCGTCGAAACCACGGCCCATGTCATTCGAGCGTGTCGAGAACTGCAGTTTGCCACCCTCGGCGGTTTCCATCTCAGCCTCACCCGCACTCGCGGTATTACGAACCAGACGCCGCGCAGCCCACGGCTTCGACTTAATCTTCTTCCAAATACGATTACGAATCGCTTTCGCCGTGCGCCACTGATGAGCAGAGAAAACAATCTGATGATGCAGAACAAACAGCCGATAGAGGATAACGACCTCAAGAATCAAAGACTTGCCGTTCTGGCGAGGGCACAACAAAACAATATCTTGATGCAGCCAACGCCCCTTTGAATCAACAGCCAGAGACCGCATAACCTGCTCCCGCTGCCACGGCATCAAAGTTACGCCAAAACGCCGCGCCAACTCCACAGCCTTCTCGCCGTGCGTGAAATCCCCACCATCAACATGAACATATTCCTGCGGCGACTGGCGCCCCTCAAGACCCGGGAACTCACTCTCAATAATCTCCCGAAACTCCGCATTGTAATCAGAGCCCCGCGAGCCCGTCTTCCTCACCATCAGAGACACCGTCACCCTGCCTCCTTTGAATCTCCGCCAACAACTGCCTAAAAACCGTCAACAACTGCCGCTGCTCAGACACCGCAGTATCCAACTTCAGCACCAATTCCCCCTCACCAGCGAAAATACGAGTCCACGTATCCTCATCACCCGACGTAATCCTGGCCAAACAGTCCAAACGGTCCTTAGCCCTGGCCGCTTCAACGATCAATGCCACCGTCGACACGTCCCAATCTCCAACCATCAACTGGTCATAAAGCCGCTGGCCACCAGGCCCAAAATCTTCCGGCATTTCCCACCTCATCAACGTCTCTTCTTAGCTGATAAACCCGTAATTTTTCGGCACCCTGAAGAAATGCCCGATAGCCAGGCCGAGGGGGGAGTCTAGGAGCTGGTCGGTCAGGATTTTAGGCACCCCGTTGTTTAGGCTGGCCAGGTGATGATGCGGCCTTTTGGCCAATCGAGTCCTTCTGCGCCTGTTGGGTTGGTGCCCTGGTGTGTGTACCAGCCAGGGCCGTGTTCTTGCCAGTGGTTGGCGATGCTGCGGTTACAGCGGCGGTGCAGGAGACGGTAAGCCAGCTGTGTCTTGTCGCCTTGGCGGTGGTCGGCTTCGAGTGGTGCTTTGTCTGGGTTGTTTTTGGGGTCGCGGTGCATGGGTTGGCCGCAGATGTCGCAGGGGGTGCCGTCTTCGAGGTTGTAGAGGAGTTGTTGGCGACGAGTTTGGTGGTTGTGGCCGTAGCCACGTTGGGTGGAGCTAGTCATCATGTGTGCTCCTTCCCTTTTTTGTTTGTGTCTTGTCCCGGTCGTGAATCGGTGTCCTGCACTCGGGGTTTGAATTTTTCCTGGTGAATAATGTGGTGAGTCAGGCGACAAGGCTTGTTAAAACGACGAAAACCCCCAACGCGTGTTGAGGGTATAAGTTGTCGTCGCGTCGATTATAGCACACAGCGTGACAAGACAGGCTATTCCGAATTTAAGCTTTTCAGGCTCGAGGAAGTACCGCGGCGTGCTTTAGCATCTGACTTACGGCGCTCGAGTTCGTCAGCTTTGCAAGCATTGCTCCAGTGGTAAGCCAATTGACGGGAAACTTGCACACAACCAAATACCGACCACAAAACCAAAATAAAGGGAACAGCAGTAACTCCCCACATTAGCCAACTATTATTACCCAAAATTGGAATAACATTCGCCGATACCAGTCCGGCAGCTGAAGCGGCTGCCGCGACTTGGGCAACTATCTGAAAAGGCCGAGCAGCACCAGCGACCCCTGACTTCGTTTGCGAAAGCATTTTTGCGTAAGCCGGTGAGACAACTCCCACCAATACCGCCATAGCCGTAAGGATTAGGGTAGCTACCCCTGCGCCGACACCCGCGATTCCAATAAACATTGACTGCAAGCCTTCTCGACTAGCACTCGAAATCGCGGGGACGATCGCAACTGCGCCTCCCACGAGAACCCCAAGAATGAGGTCCGGTGACGCTACGATACTCCACACTGGGCCTAAGTCACGGCGCGGTTTCTTACCCATCATCCCTACCCACTTTAATCTGCTCGCCGCGATACCTCGGCAATATCATTGTTCGAGACTTCTCCGTTTTCTAACGTTTCGATTTCAACGGCTTCCTCTTCCGAACCTGCTATTGAAGAATATTTAGTCTCTACATTTTGGCCTGTCGCATCCGACCTAATTCCTACAAAGTCAGCCTCTCCATAACCTCGCTCCGTATGGAGTTGGGTTTCTTGCAGAAAACTGGAATCTAAGTCGAGACCTTGGTCCGAGCTCACTTCTAAGGTTGCAACTTCAGCTTCAGCACCCTCCATAATTTCTTCAAGGCTTTTCGCCTCTCCATAATGAGGATTTGGTTTACGAAGTTTGTACTTAGCGCGCACGATTTTGTCAACGCTATTTTTCCATTGCTCAAAGCTCACAGCTCGTTTCAATGGGCTCAACGTCCACTTTTCACCTTCAAGTGAAAGTAAAGCTCGTATAGCTCCCAACGCTGAAGTAACTCCTACATTAGGGGTTGACTGAATCGCCAAGCTGAGGTTATCCAAGTTCACTGCAAACGTAGCCGAGGAACCATCCTTGAATTGGACCTCTTGAAAGTCCAGTTCTTCTTCATCCCATATTTCAGAAGTCTTCGGCCTGTTGATAAAACCTAATTTGCCGATTACAACATTATCTATCTTATCGACTCTTCCAATTCGCCACAGCCGCCCGTAGCGTTCGACTCCACTGCCTTGAGATAAGGCGTTTTCCACACGCTGACCGGAGCTTTGGTTTGCGAGCATTGGCTCAACAGGTGGCTCGATTTTTACCCGATAGACTTTTGCAAAACTTGACGACATGCTCTGAAGTATAGAGCTAGTTGACCGTACTTCAGGTTCGATTTATCGACGAGTCTTGAGCGATCTGAAGAACCTCTCTTAAGGAATATTGAATCCTATCTCCGTCTTTACTCTGTATCCTTTTTCGTTGTGCCCATTTGCGCAGGAGTTCGGGTGTGATTCGATACCCCTGTTCTCTCAACTTGTAGGTGATGGTTCTCGCGGTGAGCCAAACTTCCCCATCGTCGTCGACTGTTCCTACCTCATCGTCGTGCGGTCGGCAGTGGCGGCTTATCACCTTGGTCTGGTGCTCGAGTTCGTCGGTGAGGTCGCTTGCCCAGTCGAGTTCTGCTATGGCTTGGGCGTGGAAAGCAAGCTTGCGGCAAAGGGCGATGGGCCCTGTCTCATTGTCGCGTATCTTCACGTGCACGTCTCCGAGTGCGTTGAAGGCAACTTCGCGGAGTTTGACTGACTGGTCGAGCCAGCATGCGACGTAGAGCCAGTTGCCGGGTGATTGTGGTCCGGGTGCTGGTTTCATGGTGCGGACCTCGGGCGGTGCGGGGCGTGAGTACTTGAGACTGTCGAGTTCCTGGTAGAGGTTGGCGAGTGTGCGGGCTAGGTCTCGTAGGTCGCGTTCATCTACTTGAGACATGGGGTCTCCTTGAGTTGTGCTTTGACGGCGTTGATGAGTGCGGATTGGGTTGTGTCTTTACGTGCCAACGCCGCCGATACCTGGGTGTCGATGGTGTCGGCGGCGTTGATGTGTGTGATGGTGACGGGCTCAGTTTGTCCTTGTCGGAAGAGGCGGGCGTTGGTCTGCTCGTAGAGTTCGAGTGACCAGGGTGTGGTGAGCCAGACGAGGATGTGTCCGCCGGATTGTAGGTTCAGGCCGTGGCCGGCGCTGGCGGGGTGGATGAGTCCGATGGGTATGTTCCCCGCGCACCAGTCGTCCATGTCTTGGGCGGTGGTGAGTTGTCGGGCTTGGGGGAAGCGTTCGAGGATGCGGGTGGCTTCGTGTTTGAACCAGTAGGCGACGAGGATGGTGTTGCCGGCTGCTGCTTCGATGATGTCTTCCAGGGCGTCGAGTTTCGCGTTGTGGACGGTGATGGTGTTGTTGTCGTCGGTGTAGATGGCGCCGCTGGCGAGTTGTTGGAGTTTGCCTGCGAGTACTCCGGCTGAGGGGGCGTCAATGGTGTCGTCGTCGATGGTGGTGACCATTTGTTTGCGGAGTTCGTCGTAGTTGCGGCGTTGTGGTGGTGTGAGGTGGATGGTGTGGTTGGTGTAGGTGCATGGTGGGAGGTTGAGGTAGTCGGTGGTGCGCATGGAGACGGTGATGTCGGCGATGGCGTTGTAGATTTCTTGGTCTGCTCCAGGTTTGAGGTTCCATTGGTAGACGATGTGACCGTTGCGCTTGCCAGGGGTGAAGTAGCGGTCGCGGAATCCTGTGATGGTGCGGCCGAGGCGTTGGCCACCGTCAAGCAGCTTGAACGGCGCCCAGAGGTCTTCGAGGCTGTTGGGGGCGGGTGTTCCTGTTAGGCCGACCATGCGGGTGATGTGTGGTTGGGCTTTGGTGAGTGCTTTGAAGCGTTTGGCTTTGTGGTTTTTGAATGATGAGAGTTCGTCGATGATGACCATGTCGTAGGGCCAGGTGCTCCCCTGCTTTGTGAGTTCTTCGACGAGCCAGGGGAGGTTTTCGCGGTTGATGATGGTGATGTCGGCGTTTTGGTTGAGGGCGTTGCGTCGGGTGGTGGGTGTGCCGATGCAGGTTGCGGTGGTGAGGTTGTGGAGGTGGTCCCATTTGTGGATTTCGGCTGGCCATGTGTCGCGGGCTACGCGTAGTGGGGCGATGATGAGGGCTTGCCGTGTTTCGAAGGTGTTGTAGATGAGGTTGTTGATGGCGGTGAGTGTGGTGATGGTTTTGCCCATGCCCATGCCGAGGAGGAGGGCGGACCGTGGGTGTTCTTGGATGAAGTTGATTGCGTGTTGTTGGTAGTCATGTGGTTTGAATTTCATCGAGGATCCTTGGGATGTCGTGGGGGTTGTCGCACCAGGTGGCGTAGTGGCCCATGTTTTGGAGCCATGTGAGGCGTTGTTGTTGGAGTGGGCGGGGTTTCTTGCCGGGTGCTTTGAGTTCTACGAAGCCGGTTTTCCCGCCGCGGAGGATGATGAGTCGGTCGGGGGCTCCGGACCATCCGGGGCTGGTGAATTTGAGGGCTTTTCCGCCGCGTTGTTTGGTGGCGTTGATGAGTGCTTGTTCGATGTGTTTTTCGTTCATGGTTTTTGTCCTTTTGGGGACAAGTGGCGGTTTTTCCTATATACGCGTCCGGATTAGGCGTTATGTGTGTCTGTGCATACATAAGGGTTGTCTGTATGTCTATATTCTCCTTAGGTATATTTCTTGTCCCTTGTCCCTGTAGTGTGTTGTTTCTTTGCTTGCGCTGGGGTTTTTCTTGGGACAAGGGCCGGGACAAGCAAATTGTGCTTGTCCCGCTTGTCCACCCCGGGACAAGTGATTTTTTTCGTCTTGTCCCGGGGTTGTCCCGCCCTAGTTTTGGGCCAAAATTCGGTCTCTTCGGTACACGCGCTGGCGCCCATAAATTGGGAGCCGTTCTCGTTCTCCAGTGTTCTCCCAGCCGTCGATTTGGGCCATGATGGCGGCGATATCGTAGGAGTCGGAGCGGCGCATGGTGTCTGGGTCGCGGCCGAAGCATTCTGCCCAGATTTCAATCTTGGAGACAGTCTCGCGGGGGCCGGCGTTGTCCCACATGCTCGAGGTGATGCATTCGGCTGGCAGCATGCCGCCGTCGAGGTGGATGCGTCGCATGCCTAGCGGTAACTCTGCCCAGTTACCGGGGAGGACCTTTTCTAGGTATTCGGCGACGATGCCGGTTCGGTCGTCGGACTCGGCGGCGTCGACTTGGTGTTGTTCTGCTTCTGCGGCAAGTTCTCCTTCGAGGTAGAGGGTTTCTCCTTTCTTTTCATAGTGGACGGCTTCGGCCCAGATTTGGTCGATTGTTGCTTGGTCGAGTGTGTGGACGCTGGCGTGTCCGTGGCCGGCGACGTTGACGGTCCACCAGCGGCGGTTGCCTGTGGGGTCGCGGAGGAAGCCGTCTTGGGCGTTGGTGGTTGCGATGAGGATGCACTCGCGTGGGTAGACCTCGATGGTGCGTCCGTAGGCGGGGCGGTATTTGTCGGTGGTGCGGCTGATGAAGGATTTGACTTGTTCGGCTTCGGTTTTGCGCATGCCGGCTAGTTCGGCGATTTCGACGATGATGTTGCCGGCGAGTTTTTCGGCGGCGGTTTTGTCTTTCATGTCGCTGATTGCCATGTCGTCGGTGAACCATTGGCCGGCTAGTTTGGACCAGATAGTGGATTTGCCGATGCCTTGGGGGCCGACCAACGTTAATACTTGGTCGAATTTGGTTCCTGGTCTCATTGTGCGGCGGACGGCGGCGACGAGGGTTTTGCGGGTGACGGCGTGGGCGTAGTCGGTGTTGTCGGCTCCGAGGTAGTCGACGAGGAGGGTGTCGAGTCGGTTGATGCCGTCCCAGGGTGGGAGCATTCGGAAGTAGTCGCGGACGGGGTGGAATGCGCGGGCGGCAGCGGTGGCGTTGAGAGCGTCTTGCATTTTGGTGGGTGCGTAGAGCCCGCCGTAGGTGGCTGCGATGGATTGTTTGAGCTGTGCCATGTCGGTTTCGGACCAGCCTTCTTTGACTTGTTTCCAGGGCAGTTTTTGTGGGTCGGTGACTGCGAGGGTTCCTGCGTGGGCGTTGAGGCTGATGTGGTTGTAGTGGTGGTCGTGGGTGAAGATTTGAACGAAGTTGTCGAAGGTGTCTTTGATTCCTCCGCCTTTTGTCATTTCGAGGTCGGCGACCCAGTCGGTGTCAGTATCAGCGGCCGGTTGCTCGCCAGTGTCCACGGCGCTCTCCCCTGCCGTGGCGTCCGGGACGACGTCGAAGACTTCGTTGATTTTCTCGACGGTTTCCTTCGCGTTTTCGAGCTTGGTGGCTCGGTCGTTGGTCGCGAGCTCCGTCATGGCGACATACGACGGCAGCTTGTTGACCGGCGTGCCGGCTACTGCTTCCTCGTCAAGGTGCCCGAACTTGTGGATGCGGACGAGGTCGAAGGCGGTGCAGCGTTGTTCGCAGGCGGGGTCTGTGGCGTGCTGGGAGTAGGCGATGGTGTCGTTGTCGTAGATGATGAGGCCGTTGGTGGAGGTGCCGCCTTGGTAGGTCCAGCGGTCGGGCATGGTGCCGGGTTTGTAGACGTCGGTGAGGAATGTGGTGATGGCTTTGGTGATTGTGTATGCGCGGTTGAAGGCGCCTATCATGCCGGGTTTTTCTCGGGGGTCCTGGAACTTGCCGTCGGACTGCTGGGCGCGTTGTGCGCGTTCAGCGTCGTCTTGGGTCATGCCGGGCCAGGTGGTGATGTCTGTCCAGTCGGTGTAGCGGCCTAGCCAGGCGTCGACGTTGAGGTCTTCGCGGCCAGTGGAGACGTGTGCTTGGTAGTCGCCGTCGGTGGTGGCGGCTGGCCAGTACATAAAGCGTTCTGGCTGGTAGGTGGTGTGGTCGAACCATTCCAACCCTGGGTTGATGTCTTGGGCTGCGCGCCTAGCTAGTGCGGTGTATTCGTCTGGGGTGACTTTGCGGCCTAGCCAGATGATGACGCGCCAGCGGGGCTGGTCTGGGGTGTGGCTGGTGGTGGTGTGTGCGAGCCATGCTGCGTCGAGGTTGTCCTGCAACACCTGTGGGAGGTCTGTGTCTTTTGGGAGGTTGTCGATGTCGAGGGTGATGGCGGAGCGGTTGTGGACGTGGCCTTTGCGGCGGCGTCCTTGTTTGAGGTGTCCGAGGACGTAGCCGCCGTGGTCTTTGGCTTTGTCGCGCTCGGCCTTGGGTAGTGCTTGGTATTCGGCCTGCGTCATGTCTAACGCTATGGGGTCGTAGATGCGGGCGGTGAGGTCTTGTTTGGTGGTGAGTTGGTTGTTCCAGTATCCGCTGGTGCGGCTTGTGGCGGTTGAGATGGTGAGTTCGCGGTTCATCGTGTCCTCCTTTCGAGGGTGGTGAAGAGTGTGATGAGTGCGTCGAGTAGTTGTGTGCTGCATTGAGAAACGCCATGGTCTGCGAGGAGCAGGCGCATGGCGTGGCGTTGTTGGTTGGTGTGGGTTGCGGTCATTGGTCCGTTTTGAGTGGGGCGATGATTTCAACGTCGCAGTCGTCGGTTCGTAGCCAGCGGGTGCCGTTGAGGAACCACCAGGCTTCCAGGTCGATGACGCTATGGGTGCGGACGACGAGTTGTGGGAGGCCGCCGCATACGCTGGCGAGGAATGGGGTCCCGGCTGGGGAGTCAAGCGGCTCGACGTCGTCGGCGCTTTCTGAGTCGGTTTCCGCGTACTTGATTTTGTAGCGGTAGCGGGCATCGGCGTCGAGGCCGATGTCGTCCGAGGGGATGGTCACGGTTAAGCCGTAGATGTTGCTGCCGATGTGGCGGATCGTCGGCTCTGGGTTGTGCATCACGATGAGGTCCTGGCCGTTGACGCGGAAGGCGTTAGGGCTGATGGTGATTTTTGGAAGTTCCATGAGGAGGTTCCTTTAGCGGTAGCGGAATACGGGGCGTGGTGCTGTTTCGCGCTGGGCGTGCTGGTGGGTTGGGATGGCTGCGAGTTGGCGGGCGCAGGCGCGGCCTACGATGGCGTGTTGAGCTTCGGTGAGGTGGCCTTGTTCGGCGCGGGTGACTAGCCGGTCGATGAGGCTCGGAAAGGTGGTTGGCATTCGAGTCCTTTCAGGTATGGGTCGTTGTTGAGGGCGAGGTGGTTTGCAGCGTGAAGGGCTTCGGACCGGTTGTTGAAGGTTCGAGAGAAGGGGAATCCGTAAGGCACGACTATGAGCACGGCGCTTTTGTAGATGGCCCAGCGGCGGGTTCCGTCCTCGCGTATGTAGGATCTGACGAGGAACATGGGCTGGGTAAGGCGTTGCATGAGCGGTCCTTTCAGAAGGGCGGTTCGGGTTTGTGGTGACTTGTCCCCTAACCAGCACGGGCTGGCTGGGGGTGTTAGCCGCTACAACACTGAACTGTGTGGTTAGAAGCCGAGGTTGGCCGACGGCGCATTCACGCCCGGCTGGGTGCCGATGGCGGAGAACACGTCCTCTACTGCGGTTGGTTCGGCGCCCAGGTGCTCACCATCGCGGACCTTCTGGATGCCGGTCAGGGACGCGGCGACGCCGACGTTTCCGGAGTTGGAGTAGACGTAGAACTGTACGGCGGCGTTAACGTACATGCCGGAGTAGACCTCGGACTGGTCAATAAGCGGCTGAACGTTCTGGTCAACAACAAACGGCTTGCGTGCCTGGGTGGCTTTCGCGCTGATGAACCAGTGGCCCTGGTAGGCGTCGCCGCGGCTGGTGCCGTCGTTCTTCGGTCGGTCGCCGTCACGCAGTGGCGGGTACTGGGTCATGGTGGGGTCGATGGGCTGTTTGATGGTGCCGCGGGAAACCGCGTCCTTGATGGCGGCGTCGATGGCGGTGTTGATGGCGGTGATGGTTTTCTCGTCGGTCTTGGGGACGAGGAGAACTGCTTGGTATTTGGGGTCTTGGCCTTCTTGGGCTGCGCGTGGGGTGAACAGGTCGTTGAAGCTCAGCCGAGCTGGGAAGGTGACGTCGCGGTTTGTGATTGCCATGGTGTGGTTCCTCCTTGGAACATTAGGTGGGTGGTTATTGTTGGTTCAAAGGTGCCGGTGAATCTCGTCGACCAGCGGCGAACATGGGGTTAGGCGGCGTCCGGGTAGTCCGGCTCCGGGCCAGTGGCATCTTCGAACTTCTCCCCTGTGGGGTTGAATAAGTTCTGAATCTGTGCGTACTTGGTTTCTTGGTCAGTCATTGTTGTCTCCTCCTATTGGTTGGAATACGGTTTCTGGGGTGGCTGCTTGTAGCGCTGGCCGTTTGTCGGACTCCGGGACGAGGGTTGGCTTCCCGGCGGGCTTGTGTACTAAGTCTCCGAGCACATCTTGGAACTGCTTCTTGCCGAGCAGCTTCGTCATCGCAGTGACGCCTAGTAGCTTCTTCTCGTAGGGGTCATGTCCGGTCTTTTCGACCGCGGCGGCAACTTTCTCCTCGTCCGAGTATTTGCGCACGCTGCGGCCTTCCACGAGCTTCAGCCCGGGGTAACAACGGCCGTTGTTGGCCTCGTCCAGGGCGAATTTCTCCACTTTCGAAAGCCACTTCTTAATCTCCCCAGACCAGGCCACGATGTTGGCTACCTGGGCGTCGGTGAGTGTTTCCGGGGCAGGTGCTGCCGGTGTAGCCTCATCTGATTCTTTCGGCAGCGGTTCGAGGTATTGGGCCGCGAGTGCTGGGCATTGTGGAGCATGCCGGCAGAAGCGGCACCAATCCCCGGCGTTGAGCTCCCCCTCACCTTGGATTGCGAGCTGCGCGCGCGGGGCGACCACTTCCCTAGCCCACGTAGTCAGTTCGTCGACGCTGATTTCATCGACGCTCACGTTATTTAGGCGGGGTTGAAAAATCACCATGCGTACTCGGTCGATGTTGTAAATCATGCCGAATTGGGCTAGGGCGCCAAGCGCGTACAGTCGCATCTGCGGATTACCCACCGCGCTGACCTCTACACCTTTGCCATATTTCAGGTCGATAACGGTCATGGTGCCATCTCCGACAATGAGTGCGTCGCCAGTACCGAAGCCGCCGGGCACGATGTGGGAGAAGTCGAGGCGTTGTTCAATGGTGAGGAACGCAGCTGGGCTGGTCTCCTGGGCGCGCGCGAGTTCTGCCATGACGTTATCGGCGTAGTCGTCGGTGTGGGCGTCCATTTCCTCGTTTATCCAGTTGGAGTCCCCTACGAGGATGGATTCGTCTCCGTTGAGGAGGCGTAGTTTGTGCTCCGCGAGCTCATGGGCGGCGGTGCCTTCCGTCGCGGCGTCGGACTCACTATCTGGGTATTGGGCTTCAAGTCGTGGCGCGGGGGTGCAGTTGAGCCACCTGTGGGAGCTAGAAGCAGACAATATGGCGTGCGCCCGCCCGGTGTGCTTCACCTCGCCCGCTGCCTTGTCTTTCGATTCTTCCAGCATGCCGAATGTTCGTACTTTGTCGAAAGTAAGGCGCTGCGGTCCGTCACCACCATTGTTGAGCGGTACAGTCTTTTTGTTCAGCCTGCCGAAGATTTTCCGAATATCGCCCCGGTCATCTTCAATGTGAGTAATCCCTGCTTGGGTGATGGTCTTTTCTACCCTGGCGCGCTCATCGTCGTTGGTGAAGTCGATGCTGGTGGCATCGAGTAGGGGGACGTAGACATCTGTCATTGTTTAGTCCCCCTTGTGGTGTTTTTGGGCCATGGTGATGAGCTCCGTGAGCTTGTCGGCTGGAACGTCGGTGAGGGACTGGACGTTGAAGTGTGGGAATAGGGTTCCGGTGACCCAGTCGGGGCCTTCGGCCTGGACTATGCTGCGAAGCAGGGTCTGTGCTTTGGGGAGGAGGTCTTCGTTTGTGGGTGCTGTTGCTTCTGACTGTGGCTGCGGCTGTGGTGTCTCTGGCACGGTGTCTGCGGGGTGACGGTTGTCCGAAGTCTCCGAAATCTCCGAAGTCTCCGGCTGCGTTTGTTCGGTCTGGTTGTTGATTGCTTCGGCGCAGCGGCGCAGGAAATCCTGGCCGATAGCCAGCAGGTCGAGGGTAAGGTCTTTGGTCATCCAAGTCATTAGTGGCGGTCCTTTCTGGTGTTCATGAGTTCGATGCCGCGGCGGGTGGCAAGGTGCCGGCCATCGTCGGTGGTGTAGATATAGCCGTCGGTGATGAGTTCGTTGAGCTGGGCTTTGTTGATGGTTTTTCCTGCTGCCCAGCGGCGTAGCAAAGAGAGGATGTAGGTGTTCATTCGGTTTCCTTGGAATGGTCGAAGCGTCCGAGTGTGATGTCGGTGAGTTCTATTGCGGTGTCGTAGTCAAAGCCGCGGCTGGTGAAAAGGTGCATGAGGTAGATGGCGTCTTTGGCTAGGGCGGAAAGCACTACTTCGTGGCGTACAGTTGCTTCATGGGCTGCTGCGAGACTGTGTGCTGGCAGGTCACTGGGCTTAGCGCTCATAGCTGCTCTCGTTCTTTCTCGATTTCCACCTCAATCTGGTGGCACAAATCCCGCAGGGTGGGGAAGGCATCTCCGTGGTCACGGGCCCAGTCGAGCACTTCGCCTTCGAGGCGGGCTAGGGCGACTTTCTTCGCTTCTCGCGAGGGGGTGATGGATTCGTACCCGAATACTGGCATTAGAGTGCTCCCAACCAGAGTGGAGGGACTGCGATAACGGCCATGAAGACGATGCCGATGAGGATGCCGGCGATGAGCATCGCCCAGGCGAAGCGCATACGCTTGGCGAGTTGGTCTTCAAGTCGGGCAATTTTGCGGTAGTCACTGCTGGTATCGCGGCGTGGTGGGCGCTTAGGTGTGTTCTGGGTTGGCATTGCGAATCTTCCTTTCATAAGCACTGGTGAGTGAAGCAATATGGTGGGCGTGCGCGGCTCCGTCCTTGAGGCGGCGGCGAATATTTTCCGGGGCGCGTGTGTAGCGGTACAGGGCCTGATAACGGCCCTCGATTTCTTTCAACTGTGCGATGACCTCAGCTAGTGGGATTTCGTGCATTAGCGCCACCTCATTGCATAGTTGCGGCGGTGTTTGCCGCGGCGGAGGAGTTTCTTGAGCCAGTTCATGCGGCACCTGCCGGTTCCACCAGGGCATCGATGACCCGACGCGGGAACACGACCCGGTCGCCAACGGTGATAGGTCGCAAGTGCGCAGCTGCACCGCTTTTCACATGGCGATAAAGCGAACGAGTACTTACTCCGAGGATTTCGGAGGTTTCGGCCACGGAGTACGTTCGGGCCTGTTTGTTAGGATTCATGGTGTTCTCCTTTCGAGAATCGAGAATTGGGACCCCGCACGTGCTTGGTAGGCCGCGGGGTCCTTTTCGTGTGGGGGTGCAGGCTAATCAGTGCCCGGCGCGGCCCTGCTGGAAGGCCAAGGCCGCGAACGAATGGCCGGGTTAATACCTTTGGGCCGCGTAGTGTCCGCATGATGGATAGCCCTTTGACACCCCTGGTGCCGCGTCCTGGAATCGAACCAGGGTCCATGTGGGCTTCTTCCCACTCCTCTACCAATTGAGCTAACGCGGCTGGTATTTACGTCCTTGGTGGTTCCCTCCCGCTTATGGCGGGGTTCCTGCCTGTCGGCTTGGCCAATGCTTCACGGACATGTCGACGTGGTTCTTGGCCCGGTATCTTCTATCAGGACAATTCACTTTTCAGTTCTCGATACAACGTTTTTCGCCTAGGCTTAACCCCTCAGGGATTAAGTCACCTTGACGAAAATTTGGGACACACAAGTACCCAGTGCCCGCAGGGAGGCTCGCACTCCCCCGCCTGCTAGTCGGGCTAAAATTCAGGGATGGATTGGAATCTCTTTGTTGCTTCACTCAGTTTGGGATTTGCTCCAATAACGGTGTGGCTTGCACGAAAGCAGATAAAGCTCGAGAAAGTGAAAGAAACTTCTTACTCAATAAGCATCGAATTGCGGCAGTCAGAACAGCTGGACCTACTCGTCAAGCACAACGGGATTTCCCCTCTCCATCGCTTTTCTGTCTGGGTAAAGAACGGCGAGAAACATCAACTACTGCACGAATCCCCAAAATTTGAATCTGGAGATGCACTAGAGGCCCCTGGCCTTGAGCAGTACCCTGACGAAGTTCTTGTGACATGGTTCGTTCCTCGTCGCTCTGGGAAAGGTCTTCAGTCTCAGGCTCTTCGCGTCCGCTACCATTCGGGGCAACATAATCGTGTCGAAGAGTGGAAGTACTACTGGTGGACACCACTCCGGTTGTCCCTCCGTACTCGTCTAAGAAGATGGTCGTATCTGAAACTTGAGGAAACTCCGACAAAGGCACCCCTTGGTTACTGGAAGGCTCGTCCTCATGGCGTAGACCGTCCCGGCGGCCGGCCAGGATGGCCAAACCAACCACAATAACCACAGCAGCCAGACACAAAAATGTTTTAGACATCGCACTACACCGACCCTGGCAGTGCGTCGTAGATGGACTGGTCAACCTGGATGCCCGCATTCTTCGCGACGGCGATTGCCCAACCAGCACGCACGTACAGCGTTTGCCGTACTTGGCCGTTGTGGTAGCGGGGAGCATTGTGTTGTGCCCTAATATCGAAAAGATTCCGGTAAGCGGCATAGGCGCGGTACTCATTACGGTCAACCACATCACCTTTGCGCGATGACCATTCCCGCGTTTGGGTCTTGCGGTAAATCATCTTCGCGTCCAGTAATTTCTGACGCACCTGCGGCTCAGTCAACCCAAAATGTGCGCCCCAATCTTTTACAGTCATCACGTCCGAATCGATAGAAACGCAATGGTCGTAGTACTCCACTTTTGGCTTAGCGGCCTCCAAGGCGAGGGCCTGGTCCGCAGTCTTAGCTTCCAATTCCTTAATCGTGTGGTCGGCGACTTTGATGGCGCGGGCCATGATTTCTTCCGGCGACAACTCGGCAGGCTCCTTAGCGCGACGCTCACACTCAAGGAAATATGCGCGAGCCTGCTTGCCCTTGTCGGTGCGCTGAATCATGGAGATTTCCTTCGCCATGTCCAACGAGACGATGTGGTCAATTCGCGGGCGGCCAGCGCCGTTGGGTTTATCGGAAAATTCCGAGAAATCCTGACCTGCGGAAAACCCGTAGCCAATCATCCGCTTCATCCAGTCGGTATAGCTGTCACGCACCTCAAGGAAAGCGTGTAGGTCTCGGCCCATAACGGCTTGAGTACCTTCGTTATTGTGAATCGGGATTAATTCGTTCATGATGTAAACTCCAATATGAGTAGTTAATTTCGCCCCTTGTTCCCGCAAGGGGCTTTTCTTATGCGGCGGCGTGGTCGAATACCGGGTCAAAGTAGCCGGAGAGATAGCTGGCGTCTCCTTGTAGGGCTGCGACCTTGAGCGCCAGGCGCGCTGTGACCATTGCGCCGGCACGCAGTCGCGGCAGGTCTTCGGGCTTCACGCCGATAGCGGCCGCGAGCTGTTCGTCCGTGTCGAGGTGTCGGGTGCGCATGATGTGGTCGAGTGCGCCGGGGCGGAAGCGGTAGCGTGGCGGTTCCATGTGGCCTCCTTTCTGGGGGCGGTAATCTCCTTTATTGGGCGCAACCAGCGCCGGAAAGGAGGTGATTATTGTGACCATTTCTCGTTCTGATTCGTGGCGGGAAAAGGCTGACGCTTTTGCTTCTGACCTACCGATCTCTGCTGATCTTTTTTCCAAGTTTGCTGATGATGTCGATAACCTTGGTGAAGGTCCGGTAAGCACGGAGCGGCTGATTACCCTTGCTTTGAGCTGGGCGAATGAGTCTGCAATCGCGGTGGCTCGTGTTGAGGCTCTTGCCCGTGGGCTTGAGTTGAATATTGCCGAGCCCTCGGGTGACCTCTCTGAGTAGTGAGTCGACTTCCTCCGGCGTGTAAGACCTTTCACCGCGGAGGTTGACGGTGGTTTCCCCTGGCGTTGCAGCGCTGGGGGTTTCCTTATTGGTGGCCATGTCGTTTCACCTCCTGCTTGTAATTACGGGGCTGTAAGTCTGTGCCGGTGAGGGTGTTTCCTGCGCCGGTGATTACATTTTGCAGCCAACGGCGGCCACTCGCAACTACACCCACAGTACACTACACCCGTAGATCACCCCCGTTACACGGTTTAACCTGCTAATATTGCGGGTGGCGGCAATCTGCAATACTGTTAGCCATATGAACAGCAACGAACACGAAACTTGGCTGCAGGACCTCATTGGCGGCGACTCCATGCGCACCGCAGCACAGCGCACGGACTACGCCCAGACGACGATTAGCCGCCAGCTATCCCGCGGGCACCTGTCCCCCGAGATGGTCATTGCCCTCTGCCGCGCTTACGACCGCTCCCCCGTGCAAGGCCTAGTCGAGACCGGCTACATCAATGAATACGAAGTCGAAGGCGTAGACCTCGCCATCGCGCTCCACGACGCCACGAACGAACAGCTCCTCAACGAAATCATGCGACGCTCCGACCCCGAAGCCCGCTATCTCTTCGGCGCCGACGGGGACAGCGAGGTCGTAGATATCGATGATGCCGGAGGAGCCGCCGTGTTCGACATCCAAAAAGCTCGTGTCGACCCCTCCGATTACGATGACGGCACCGTCCGCGAGTTCGACTATGACGAGTCCGAGTACGCGGCAGACTCATCCCCCGATGAGCAGAAGATTCGTGAAGAAAGAGGTGAGGATCCGATTGATTGATGCCCTCATTGCCGAAGCCGAGGCCCGCGGCTTTAACGTGCGGTGGCACCGTGGCGGACCCAAGGCCGCATGGATACCTACGCGGAACATCGTGACCGTGCGTGTCGGCATGGACGATGCGACCACTCTCTGCGCCTTGGCACACGAGCTGGGCCACGCGCACTACGGCGACCCGCCTGGCCACCACGGTGCACACGAGCTCCGCGCCGATCGCTTCGCCGCCCGTCTCCTGGTCTCCCCCGCCGAATACGCCGCGGCTGAAGCCCTCTACGGGCCACAGCTCTCACTCATAGCCCACGAACTCGGAGTGACAGTCAAAGTCCTTAAGACTTGGATTACTCTCTATGAAAGGACCGCAGCATGAAAAGGGTCATGCCCATAATTCTCACTATTCCTCTCGCTTTGACCGCCTGTAGCGGTACCGACAACGCCGCCCCTTCCACATCGAGTACGGCCGATACATCATCGACCACGACGTCGACGTCTTCCTCGGCGTCTGCCTCGAGCTCGACTTCCAGCACGGCGCCGCCAACCGTGCAGACCACTACTGAGCCGTCCATCAACGCCCAGTCTCCAACCATCGCATCAGCTAACACGGAGGCCCCGCCGGCCGGCGCACAACCAACTTTCGTTTCCTGCTGGGAAAACGGCTACGCACAGCTATCCGATATGAGCGTGGTCGAGTGGCCGGATTGTGCGCTTCCCGCCGATGAAGCGTCCGTGCTCGGCCCCGGCCCGGACCCGGCAACCATCCCCTACGCTGACGGCGGTACGTGCCCCGCCTATAAATGCGGGTACGGCCACGACGAGAACGGCAACCCGAACCCCAGTAATTCCGAAATTCAGTCGTGGTGGTCCGATTGCACCGCCACGAACACGGCGGAGTATTGCCGGGCCAACGACCCGTACCAGTAAAACAAAGACCGCCCCAGCGCTCTCCAACTCCTACATCTTCGAGCACCAAGGCGGCATTTATCAGACCACACCCCACAAGGGGCATGACCACGAAAGAAGTGTATCAGCCATGGCTGTGCAAAAACGTGTAACCAAAAGCGGAACTACTCGTTGGGTGGCCCGTATTCGAGACGATAATAGAAAGGAACGGTCCAAAAGCTTTAACACTCGCCGCGAGGCTAAGGCGTGGGAAGAGCGCGTTCAGTCCGAGATTCGACAAGGTGAATGGATTGCGCCGGAAATCGGCGCCGTTACTGTGGGCAAGCTTGCGCACGAGTGGGCGGATCAGCCTGCCCGCGATAACACGAAAGCCAACCGCGAGGCTTTGGCTCGCAACCTCGGCCCGCTTAAAGACATGCCCATTAACAAAGTGCGGTCAAGCGATGTGAGCGCATGGCATGCAGAGCTAATTCATGGGAGAAGCTGGAAAAGCGGCAAAACGCTTTCAGCCAATACCGCAGCAAATCTAGCGGGAATGCTTTCTGGCCTTTTTGCCCGAGCGGTCGACGACAAAATGATTCGTTCCGCGCCGAAATTTACTATGCGAAAAAGTGCGCGAAGCTCACTACAGCGGGCGGATATCCTCACTACGAAAGAGGTTGAAGCGCTTATTCTTCGAGCTGGCGAAGACCACTTTAATTCCCCTGCCCGCCCATGGTTGGCAACGATGATTGCGGTGGCAGCTGGTTCCGGATTGCGTGTGTCAGAGCTTGGCGGGTTGAAGGTCGAGAATGTGGATTTTCTGCGGGGTCAGATCCATGTAAGGCAGCAGTCCAATAATGATGGCACGGGATTGGTCGCGTTGAAATCAGATAGCGCTCGTCGTTCGGTTCCGGTGCCGGATTCGGTTTTTGAGGTGCTCGAGCGGTATTTGCACGATTTTCCTAGGGAGCCAGGGCAGACGGTGTTCTATCGCGTTACAGATGGTGTTGAGCGGCTGCATTCGAAGAATTCGGCTGGCACTGCTTTGCGTCGATTGCAGTCGCTCCATGGGTTGCGGAAGAAGTCTTTTCACGATTTCCGGCACTATTACGCGACGGTCCTGATTGCAGGCGGCGCTCCGGTGAATGTGGTCCAGTCGGCGCTTGGTCATGCGAACCCTACAACGACGATGGAGACATATGTTCATTTCTGGCCGGGTAGCGAAGAGTTGACCCGCGAGGCGGCTTCGGTAGGGGTTGATTTTTTGCGGGATCATTGCGGGATCGGGGCGCGAGTGCGCCCCGACGAGGCAATAGACCAGGGCGTGAAAGTGCAGGTTGTTGGCTAG